TACGATGCTATGAGAGAAGTCAGGGAGTTGGAGTTATAAAAAGGAGGAACCTTAAAAATGGACAGGGAGAAGATAGAACAAGGGTTACAACAGTTTACACATGCGTATCTAGGCATTGAGAATACTATCGCTAATTTGAACCTTCAAAGGGAATTATTTAAGCAATGGATGCTAGAATGCTTAGTACAATTAGGAATAGACCGCTTTGAAGATTCAAGGGGAAATCTTTTGATACTCAAACGATGGGAAGGCGGCGAACCTTGGCATGTAATGTATGTTCCCATTGAAAGTAGATTAAAGCAAAACCCAAAGTTGAAAATAGCATGAAAGACAAGCCACCAGCTCAAACATTGAAGCCACAAGGCATTGAGTCAGAAGAAGCCGTTATGAATAATCCCCCATTAAGAACCTTGCCGCTACCTCCGATATTTCAACCAAAACACACTTATAAGAATATCAGGCATAAAAGAGGAAGGCGCTAATGGCACTAACAGATAAACAAGAAATTCGCCTAAGAGAGCTTGCACCAAGAGATGAGTTAGAGCTTTTGATAAGGGAAGCTACACAGGCTGTAGAGGACGACCTTGCCTTAGAGGACGCAGGCTGGATAAACCTGAGTGGTGCAACCGGTGATGTTATCACGGCAGCAGAGCGGATAACGAACCTTAAACTGTCCCGTCTCTATGCCACTAAAGACCCTATGGGGAAACAGGCTATTCGTCTTTGGACTGATTACACCTTCGGCACTGGGATGACATGGCAGGTAGAGGATGAAGGGGCTAAAAAGGCTCTTGAAGGATTCTGGAATGCTAAGGCGAATCGGAAAATATTAGGGGCAGCAGGACAAAGAAAATCATCAAATAAACTACTAATTGATGGTGAGGTTTATTTTGCCCTCTTTTTAGGAGCTAAAGGTGAAGCTCAAATCAGGCGTATTGATCCACTAGAGATAACCGAGATAATTACTGACCCAGATGATAAAGAGGATGAGAGATTTTATCGCCGGGAATGGTCGGACAGACAAGGCAAGCGACACGAAGCCATATATCGTAGCACAGATAATATCAAGGATGAAGCTGTTCTTGATATGTCTGGAAATAGCGTTAGAAAAACAGACGATGCTATTGTCTATCGTTTAGAATATAATGACCGCAATCCATTATTACTTCCCGCCCTGATATGGATGAAGTACCATACGAAGTTCTTGGGCAGTCGTATAGCGGTTATGCTTGCACTAGCTAAGTTTGCATGGCGGTCAAAGGTTAAGGGTGGGCAGACAGCGGTAGATGCGATAAAGGCAAAGACACATGGACAGGATGTGGCTGCCGGCTCTCAACTGGTAGAAAACTTAGGGGTAGATACCACCCCTATCAAGACAGAGACAGGAGCATCAGCTGCCTATCAAGATGGGCGGATGATAAAATTGATGATATGCTCTGCCGTTGGTATCCCAGAACAGTATTTTGGGGATATATCAATCGGCAATCTAGCCACAGCCAAGACCGTAGAACTCCCCATGATGAAGATGTTCCAGTCCTACCAGAAAGTTTGGGCTGATACCTACCAGGATATTGACGAGATTATCCTCGAGCATAACGGAGTCTCGCCTGATAACTGGTATATTGACAGGGACTTCCCGGCAATAGCACCAGAGGATGTGGCAGCAGCAGCTACAGCCATTGTCCAGATTCTAACGGTTATGCCAGAGCTTGCCTACTCTGATGATGTGAAGCAGATAGCCCTAATGACATTGGGAGTGAATGACCCTGCTGAGGTGATTGCAGCTCTAAGCAAAGAGGCAAAGAATAATCCTGAAGTTGCTCTGACTAAGGTACTTAAACGATTTAAGGAGAGTCTAATTAAAAAGGAGTGAGAAATGAAGTGTGGAACCTGTCAGGGAAGAGGCTTTATTGAGTATGAACACGGACTGATCCAAGTCAGTTGTATTGAGTGTAAAGGTACTGGAGAGATTGATGACAACCCAAGTGATAGCGGAACTGGACCAGATAATCAACCTGTTGGAAGCGGAGATACCAGCAAACCCAAACGCACCCGCAAACCAAAGAAAAGCAAAGGCGCTAGAACTCGAACTAGCTAAATACTTTGATAGGTTAGAAAAGGCATTTCCATATTCTAAGTTGGATAGTATTTATAATAGGTATGTGGAAAAGGAGTAGGACAATATGAATAATCAAGAATATCTAAATAACATGACATCAGAGCAAAGAAGGAGAAGCCGAATAGAGGGAACAGCGGGCATCTTGAAATTGGTTGCCGACCTAGTTGAAACGGAAGTTATCATCGTTAACCCCGATACACTACATGACGATGGTAAAGCATTCTCGTTTGAGTATGCACATGCCATTAAGCAAAGATGTTGAGAACGCCCTTGATCCACTACTAGCTGCCTTTGCAGATACTCTAACCACTCAGTTAAATGGCTATCTAGTGGAAATCTATATGTCAGGTCAAGCCGAGATGATAACCTGGGGGACGACTAAGGCGGGCATCCCGATAGCCTATGAGGGACCGCCAATCTCTCAGGCAATAGACTGGGCAGGAAAGTATGGAGCTAAACTTGTCACCCAAATGGATGAGGAAACCAAGAGGCGACTAGCTCAAGTTATCAGTGATGGAATAAAGAATAAACGAGGCGTACCCGGACTGTCAAGGGATATAAGAAAGTCCTTTGATAATATGAGTAGGTATCGTAGCCAGTTAATAGCCAAAACAGAGACAAGGCAGGCATTATTTACAGCTTCACATGATAATATGGTGGGTATGGGTATAGACGGCAAGGAATGGGTATTAGGTGCAGGCGGCGCAGAAGGTAATTGCCCTGACTGTGAAGCTAATGCTGCTGTGGGAGTTATCCCAGTAAATGAGGAGTTCCCGAATCCAGAAGGCGATATTCATCCAGGCTGCACTTGTGCCATAGCTCCTGCGAGGTTGAGTAGATGACAGAAAGTCAACTTGATATAGAACTCAAGAAGGAACTTGAGCGGATAGACTGGCAGAAGTATATCAAATATGGTAGTATCAGAATACAGGTAAGAGACGGTAAACAAACTCTAACCGCTATTGAACGAACATATCCAGATTAAAAAGGAGGAACCTAATGGTACTAGTTGATGCGATAGTAGAGCGTGGATTTGACAATTCATGTATCATCTGTGGGCGTGTTTTCACTGATGAGGATTTTCGTGCTGGGGATGTGGAAGCTATAGTAAATGAACCTCCGTTCCCCTTTGGGAGATCCTGCAAGATAGGGGATACTAGAGAAACAGAAATGCGCCTCTTCCACAAAGGGACTGCCTACCATGAATCTTGTTACTATAAGCGTAAATACCGTCTAGATAACTAAATGAATTAACCCATAATTAGATAATCTAGCCCAACGGAGGAACCGACAGGCTTTTTTACAGCCTGTCGGTTCCTTTTTTATTACCCAAGATCAAGGAGGTAATCATGCCATACGATGAAAAGGGTAGATTCTGGACTGCAAAAATAGATGGTGTATTTAAAAGTGGTGACACTTGTTATAAACCCCCTCCCGATAGGGAAGATGATCCACCTCCACCAATGTTTGAGGCAGACCAAGAAACAATTGATAAATGGGATAAAGAACATAATTTAATCTAAGGAGGTAATCATGGGTTATGTAATTCCACACATATATATTTTGACTGGTGATAAAAGGTATAGAGAGGATTTTGAAAGGCAACAGAAAAGAGATGTTATTGGAATTGCGATAACTGGAGGCATTTGCTTTTTGATGCTCATTGGCGGGGGAATATATGCCATTCTCTCAATAGGAGGTTAAATCATGCCATATCAGACAGTAGCTGACTTACCAGACAATGTTAAATCCTTACCGGCACATGCTAAAGAAATCTATATGAAGGCATTTAATGCTGCCTTTGAGCAGTATAAAGACAGAGGAGACCAAAGAGAAGCCTTATCTCATGGCACTGCTTGGGCTGCCGTCAAGAAAGTCTATAAACAGGTAGATGGTAGATGGGTTGCCAAGGAGGCAAGTATGCTAAGTGACAAAAATAAAAGGAATCTGTTGCAAGCAGCTTTAGTTACGGAATATGGGTTGCAAATAGAAGACCCAATACCCAAGAAAGTGTCTATCGAAGAGGTCTTTGATGACAAGATTATCTATGATATTGATGGACAACTTTATGAAGTAGGTTATGAGTTAGGTGAAAATGGCAAGCCAACATTCAAAGAACCTACGAAGGTTACTCAGCACACTACTTATAAGACAATGGAATCTTTAAGGACTACCTATTCGGAGATTCTACAGGAGGTCGGGAAGAGAAATTCTGCCTTAGACTCGGCAAGACTAAAGAAGGTTCTTGAGATTATTCAGGAACTTTTATCCTCTGAAGCACCTGAAGAGGAAAAAGTAAAGAAGGCGGTAAAAGAAGCT